CTTTTGTGGGTCCTAATAATCGAACGTATTACTACGCTAGATTTGGGCAAATAAAAGTTGTAACGAATAAAGGTACTGCAGTATACTATTTGATAGCAACCACTACAACCACTCAACCAGGGTTAGAAGACTTACGCAAGAACTTCGGTCTTTTATCGCAATGGCAACACGCAGGTACAGACGCAATGGCATCTTTTAAAAGTCTTCCTGATTATCCGAATTTAAATATTGACACTAGCCTTGGATGGTTAGATAACTTCCAAGCATTACCACTTGGATACCAAGCTTTAAGACTTTCAGACATTCCGGCATCAGCATTAACTATAGAGGATTATCCTGGTCCAACAGCCACAGATGAATCGTGCCTTGAGCGATGGTTCTATAATCGCTACAAAGATTTGCCCACTACCACTTGTGCTGAAATGATACTGGTAGACGACACATCACAAAGAGTTGTTGCCATTATACGTTACTTCCAAGAGTGGCGTATTTTTGTTATAAACGCCGAGACTCCAAATTACAGAACTTTGCCAATCAATACTTCAAATTTAACTATTCAATCTTTGGTTGAAATTGAGAGGACAAACGCATTCCCTGTTACAGACACATCATTATGGTTCTCACGTACATCAGCTCTCGCTTACCAAAATAGAGAATCCTTAGTTCCTGACGTAGAATTTGAAGAAGTCAAGTCGAATGCTGCATTAGCTCTTGGCGCTGGTGCGATTAGCGGAATAGGCCAGGGGTTAAACCAAATGGCAGATAGGAAACATCAAGAGAAGATGCAAGGAAACACATTTAGTCATGAGCTGACTATGCAAGGAAATATGTTCAACCAACAAAGCCTTATGCAAGGAGAACAATTTGGACATGAGCAAAGAATGGCTCTAATGAACCAAGATTTCCAGAACATGATGCAAACAAGCCGATTTGGCCAAGAAAAAGAGATGGCAGTTTTAAACGCCAATGAAAAACGTGCGACCGATCGCATGCAGAGTCAAAATAGAATGACCGAAAGAGGTCTTGGAACAAGGATGAATTTCTTAAAT